ATATTGACCAAAACTTAACTAAGTTTGAGGATGGTGAAGACGTACACGTAGCAATTGACTTTAATGTCGGTATAATGGCTAGTGTTATCTTTGCTATTAGAGGCGGTCAAATACACATACTAGATGAAATGCAAGGTCATCCTGATACTGAATCTTTAGCAACAGCATTAACTGATAAATATCAAGGACATAGAATAATTAGTTATCCAGACCCTTCAGGTAGAGCTAGGAAAACTTCTGCTGCTGTAGGTGTTACAGACTTTCGTATACTAGAAACACACAAAATAATCACTAGAGCACATAGCAAAGCACCTCCTATAATTGATAGTGTAGCTGCTGTAAACAAAAAGTTTAAAAATGCTAATGGTGATATTGACATGTTAATTCATCCTAAATGTGTAAACACAATCAAATCGATTGAAAGAACACAATGGTTAGAATCAAACCCTGATTCGGCTACAATAGATAAAAAAGAAGGAATAGAACACTGGACAGATGCCTTGCGGTATGCTGTTGAATATCTATATCCTATCCGTTCAGGCTCTAAAGTAACAACTAGAGGCTTTGGATTTTAAACAATATAAAGAACATCCCTGATAATAATAACCCTTAACATGTCCATCCGAGGATCGACAGGAGGAAAAATGGCACGAAGTAGAATCAATTCTAAGTCAAAAGACTTAATTAGTGATAATGGTTCTGTTTTGTTATCTGTAATTGATGGTGAACAAATTCATATGGACATCACAGTTGGTTGGATAACAAACTTATCAGGTTACTATATAGCGGCTAAGATTGTAGAAGCAAATAGTTCCAGTCTTAACCATACTAACAATGAGTTGCCGACTCAAGTACAAACAAGCGGTCAGGTTACAACACTTGCCATTATTGACAGTGATGCTACCGATAATACTTTTAAAATTGTTATTCCTGAAAACCTTTCAGCCTCTTATACAACTCAACCACAACCTGAAGCACCTGCTTATGGTTATCTTGGATTAGAGTTAAGAGACACAGGAACAGGTTCTGCACAACAAATTTGGAAACCAATGAGAGGACTTGTAGAGATACTTTATAGTCCATCGGAGGCTTAATAATGTCTTATACAACAACAGTTTCCAATAACAATGTAACATTAACCTTAACTAACCCTAGCCATACTTTGTCTTTATCAAGAACAGGCGGTCAAGGTACTAAAGGTGACTCTGTTACTAACGTAGCAATTAACGCTAACAGTGAGTTAATTATTACAATTTCAAATGCAGCAGGATCAGTTGTAGAAACTATTAATGCAGGTAATTTATTTCAAAATCTTGAATTTGTTGATATCGCAGATGTTATCATAACAAATATTCAAGATGGACAATATATTGCTTACGATTCTTCTGATCAAAAATATAAGAATCATACTTTAACTACTACTAAGATAACAGACATAGACAACACTGGTAAAACAGATGGTGCTATTCTTGTGTATAATGGTAGTTCTTCAAAGTACGCAGCTACAACTAATATTGACAATGCTAATACTGCTATTATCGGAGGAACATTCTAATGGCAACTAAAATTATACTCAAAAAGTCGTCAGTAGCAGGTAACGCTCCTTCTACAGCGCAGATAGATCAGGCAGAGTTAGCAATTAACCTTGTTGATCGAAAAATTTATACAAAAGATAACAGTAATAGTATCGTCGAACTTACTGGTGCTTATGTTGGTACAAATGCACCCTCTTCAGCAGCTGAAGGTGATGTTTGGTATGACAGTACTAACAATGCTTTAAAGGTTTATGATGGATCTGCTTGGCAATCTGCAGGTTATCAAAACCTATCAGAACTAGAAGATGTTAGTTTAAGTAGTATAACTACTAACGATGTTCTTTCTTGGGATGGAACTAACTTTATAAATACTGCTAATGTTACACACAATAACGTAACTATGACAGGTGCTCTTAATGGTCCAGCTAGTTTTACTATTGACCCTGCTAGTCACGGAGACAATTTAGGTACAGTTGTCATTGCAGGTAATTTAACTGTAAATGGTACAACCACCACTGTTAATAGTAACCAAGTAGATATTGGAGACTCTGTAATTCTTTTAAATTCTGATGAAACAGGTACACCCTCTCAAAATGGTGGCTTTGAAATAGAACGTGGAACAGCTACTAATGTCTCTTTCTTATGGGATGAAGGAAACGATTATTGGACTCTTGGAGATAAAACTTTAGCTAACGTAGCCTTAGATGGTGGTAGTTACTAAATTGTCATTAACCCTAGCCTACATAGGTACTAATAGGAGTATATACTATGGCAACTTTAATTAAACTAAAACGTTCAGCAGTTCAAGGTAATGTACCTTCAACACCTCAATTAGAAATTGGCGAATTAGCCTTAAACACATATGACGGAAAACTTTATACAAAGAAAAGCGTTAGTGGTACAGATACTGTTGTTGAAATAGGCGGTGGTGGATCTAGCAGTGCTATTTTCACAAGAGAAGGTTTTACAGCAACGGCTAATCAAAGTGCTTTTACAACTGGAGCTATATTAACTAATCCAAGTGTTTATTTAAATGGTCTTCTTTTAAACTTAACAGAAGATTATACAACTACAGGTCCAACTGTAACACTTGTATCAGCAGCTCAAGTAAATGATGAAATAGAAATATTTAACTTTAATACTGCACAACTATTAGATCAAATTACTTCTACTTATCTTAGAAATAATTTTACGGCTACCGCAGGTCAAACAACAATTACTACTTCTTATACTGTAGGTGCTGTTGATTTATGGTTAAACGGTGTTAAGCTTATAGATGGGACTGATTTTACTGCAACTAATGGCACAAGCATTACATTTACTAGTGCTTTAGCAGCTAATGATGTAGTAGAAACTTTAGCTTGGAATGCTTCAAGTGCAAATATAGGTAATATAGACTCTTTGTCTAACACAAATATTTCTAACATAGCTAATAATGATTTATTAAGATATAATTCATCATCTAGTAAATGGGAAAATACAAACGCAATTCAAGCTGCTATTGAAGACGCAGAATTACTCGCTCTAGCAGGGATATAAAGGATAAACAAATGTCGATTAATATTACAACATTAGAATCGTCTTTGCAGAGTAAGTTAAACGCAACAACAAGCTCTACAGAGTCAAAGGATTTTTTACTTTTAACTAAATCTTTAGAATCTATTAATTCAGGTGCTGTTTCGGAAATAGCTAATACAGGAGCACTACCTACAGCTTCTGCTAACACTGGTCGTGTATATTTTGTAACAGCAGATAGTAAACTTTACTTTTCAAATGGCTCTGCTTGGGTAGCTATGAGTTCAGCTGCAGATATTACAGCAGCAGTAAATACTCTTGTAGACTCTGCTCCTGGAGCATTAGACACACTTAATGAGTTAGCTGCAGCCCTTGGAGATGACGCAAACTTTTCAACAACCGTAACTAATAGTATTGCTACTAAGCTACCATTAACAGGTGGCACAATGACTGGTGCTATAGCAATGAATGGAGCTAATATCACTTTAGGAACTAGTAGTGGGGGTTCAGATGATCGGATTGCTTTAGGTGCAAGTGCTCATGGGCAAGTTTATCACGATGGAACAAACTTTTTAATTCAAGAAACTGGTTCTGGAAATCTATTAATTGATGGTTCTAATATTTCTTTAAGAAGTGCTACTTCAGAGAATTATATAAATTGCGCTGCTAATGGTGCAGTTACACTTTATCACGATAATTCTACCAAATTAGCTACAACAGCCACAGGGGTAACTGTTACTGGCACAGTAGCTGCAACGGCTTTTACAGGCGATGGTTCTGGGCTTACTGGTGTTGGCTTCACAACAAATGTAATAACAAGCAACACCACAGCAACAAAAGATAATCATTACTATATTAATGGTTCAGCAATTACTCTGACTCTTCCAAGCTCTCCAACTGTAGGTGATGAGGTTAGGTTGTCAGAGGTAGCAGGTAACGTAAACTGTATTGTGGGTCGTAACGGAAGTAATATAATGAGCAGTGCAAATAATCTTAATATAGATACAGCGTATCTTGTGTTAAGCTTGCGCTATGTAGATGCAACCATTGGATGGGCATTTTCGTAAAGGAGAAAATAATATGAGTACAACAAGTTCTTTTTTTGGTGGTTCTGGCGGTGGCGGTGACCCTTCTGGCAAATTCCAAGCGAGTGCTACAGTAACTAATGGTGATTTAGTTATTCTTAATAACAACGGTACGGTTGCGCCAGTTACCTCTACAGCCATAGCAGCAGACTATGCTAAGTCAAATACTGGTAACAACTTTTATAATGGTAGTACGCCAACATACGGCATGACTGCATACTCTGGTAATTATAATCAAACCCATAATAAGTATTTATTTTTTTATAGGCAAGATCACAATAGTTATGGCGTTGTAAAAAGTGCTACTTACAATAGCAGTACTAAAGTGTTTGAAAATATTTCTCAGCGGTTGGAAACAGCTATGGAAGCTAGTTGGCTTTCGCAAAAAAGAAGTCCAAACGAAGGGTATTTACTAGGATACAGACAGCCAAGTAACGGTTACATTCGAGTAAGAGGGCAAAGATGGAACGGTTCTGATTGGTCAACTACAAGTGAAGCAAATGCTAACACTGGTTCATCTAGTCAAACAGATTTATACATTGAGGCAAGTGGAGATGGTAGTAGTAGTTTTGCTATAGGTGGTATGAGTAATTCCACTTGTCCGATGGTTGTCCACGGCACTTGGGATGGCACATCTTCAACTCCTGTCATGACAAATAATATGGTATCCCAAAACTCAGATACCAAAAACAATACGTTTGGTACTAACTGGACTACTCAAAGTTTAGCAGGCGCACATGTGAAAAATGACATTCATGTATTTGCAGGTAAGAAAAATGGTGATGCGTATATGTTTGCTTGTAAAGTTGAAGCAAGTGGAACGACTTATGGCAATCCAGTACTTACTGGGTATGCTCATAGTGGTTATACTAGCCGTATAATATATGATGACGAAGTTGGCGTTGGGGTATATCAATTTTATAGTGGTACAGGTGGGGGAGGTCCAAAGTATCTTGCATTTAGTGTAGATGTAGAAACTTTAGTTGTAACTGTACATCGTAGAATAGACATGCCAACAGATTTTACTGGCTATGGTTCTGGCATTGGTTGGAATCCAACAGCAAAAACTTGGGTTGCCGTTGACCATCTTGGGGGTGAAATATACTCATTTACGTTAAATAACGTAGGGCAAACACTTACATCAAATACAGGACAGTTTGCTCCAGGTTATACAGGTAGTCCAAGTGTGGCAATGCAGTTTCAACATATGCTTCCTATTCATGGTTCTGGTGGCATTGGTATAATGTTTAACGGTGACGCTACCATAAGTGGTGGTGGCGCAGGCTCTTACATGAACGCAACAAATCGGTTATTTATATCACGCTTTGATATTCCGTATACAGACACAAATATAGACAGTCATTTTGGTGAAGCCAAAGAAGCTATTGCATCAGGTGCAGCTGGATCTGTTGGTATCTTAAACAGGTCAATAGATATAACTGGTTCGTCTTTTCAAAAAGGGCAGAAGCTCTTTGCTAACCCATCAGGTACAGCCCTCGCAACATCAGGGACATATCGGGTCGGTCATGCAACTGACGGTGACAGTGTATTAGTATTGGGAGACCCAAGCTAATGACAAAAGCAAGAGATCTAGCTGATTTAGTTGCTACTGGAAGTGTTCTTTCGGACGGTGCAATAGCTACTACTGAAATTACAGGAGTAACGGCTTCTTCAGCTGAAATTAATAATATGTCAGGAATTTCATCTAATGTTCAACAACAAATAAATAGTCTTGAAGACGAAAACTTATTACAATTAGGAGTATAGGATGCCTACAACTAATACAAACTTTTCAACGCTGATTTCAGCGATTGATACAAAAGCACAAAGTCTTGCATCCTCTACCTCAGATCCTAAAGATTTAGTATATTTAGGTAAAACATTAGAGGCTTTAAATGTAAGCACAACTGTCTCAGATATTATTTCTCAAGGCGATACTCAAGTTGCAAGAGTAACTACTGAGGGAAATACTCAAGTAACAGCTGTACAAGCGGCAGGATCTAATTACGTAACTAAAACAAATAATTTATCAGATTTACCTAGTATAACTACTGCAAGAACAAATCTTGGAGTAGTAGCTTCTACAGGCGGTACATTTACTGGTAATGTAGATTTTGGTACTAATCAAATTACTTATTCGAATGTTTATTCACAATTGTCAGACCTACCAAGCGCAAGCACGTATCATGGAATGTTCGCTCATGTCCACGCGACAGGGAAGGGCTATTATGCACATGGTGGAGCATGGATACCTTTAGTTAATGAAGACACTTCTGGAAATGTATCTCTTGGAGGTGACCTTACAGTTACTGGAGGACTTACGGTTAACGGCACTACGACTACTATTAACTCAACTACTTTAGATGTAGATGACCTTAATATCACAGTCGCAAAAGGCGCAGCAGACGCAGCCGCTGCCAATGGCGCAGGATTAACAGTAGATGGTGCTTCAGCTACATTTAACTATGCTAATACTGGCGATAAGTGGACTATGAATAAATCTCTAGATGTTACTGGAGAAATGATAGCTGATAGTTATAATGAAACTTATGCAGCTATAACATCTAGTTCTAACGCTATTACAGTTGATTTACACGCTGGAAATAGTTTTTCACACACATTAACAGAAAATACAACTTTTACATTTAGTAATCCACCTGCAAGTGGGATAAGTAATACCTTTAGTCTTAAAATAGTACAAGATGGATCAGCAAGTGGATTTACTGTAGCTTGGCCTTCTAGTGTTGACTGGCCTACTGCAACCGCACCAACATTAACTGCAACAGCAAGTGCAGTTGATTATTTTGTATTTACAACTCACGATGGGGGAACTACTTGGTACGGATTCACCGCAGGTCAAGCATTGGGGTAATATTATGAGTACTAAAAAATTATTACAAGCAGCTGCAGGTAATTCGGGCAGTGGTCCACCAGATGTAGATGACGTATTTTCCTGTCATTTGTATAGTGGTACAGGTTCTTCACGATCTATTAACAACGGTATTGACCTTGCAGGTGAAGGTGGTTTAGTTTGGGGTAAAGGAAGAAGTAATCAGGATGGGCATTGGCTTGTTGATAGTGAGCGTGGCATAGGCTCTAACAACAATTTTAAGTATTTGCGTTCTGAAAATACTGGCGCAGAAATTGACCTTTCTATCCGAAGTCTTAGCAGCTTTAATAGTGATGGTTTTACATTTCAAGCAGCAGATGCTCAGTTTAACGCTTCTAGCATCGATTACGTTACTTGGACATTTCGAAAATCTAAAAAATTTTTTGATGTTGTAACTTACACTGGAGATGGTTCTAGTTCTAGAGCAATATCTCATGGACTTGATTGTGTTCCTGGAATGATAATAATAAAGTCATATGCTAATATAGGTGGCAATAATGGTGGATGGCCTGTTATGCACAATTATGGTACTGCTAACTTAAGTGCTGCAGTTCATGGGTTAAATCTTAATAGAACAGATAATAATCAATTTGGAAATAACGTAACTTCAGATTTTAGTAGCCATGTCACAAGTACTACCTTTAATCCTTATGAAATAAGAGATACAGGCTATGAAAGGCAAAATATAAGTGGTGTTAACTATGTAGCATATTTATTTGCTCACAATACAGGTGATGGAATATTTGGACCTAATGAAGACCAAGATATCATTAAATGCGGCAAGTATGTAGGTAATAACGCTAGTCAAGAAATAGACGTAGGATTTGAACCTCAATGGATACTTATAAAAAATACTACTGATGCTTCAAATTGGGGTATTTTTGACACTAAAAGATTTTGGTTTAATCAAAAAGGATCAGGGGATAGCAAATGGCTTGTAGCAAATTCAACTGATGTAGAAGGTGGTATAGCTAGGTTTTATCCAACTAATACTGGATTCGGTTTTACTAGTGAAAATGGTATTCACATGAATTCAAATTATGCACACTATATTTATGTGGCAATACGTAAAGGTCAACTCTCACCTCCAGAATCTGCTTCTGAAGTGTTTGATATAAATTATGCTACTACTTCAACTGGAGAAAATGCAAATTTTAGATCAACAAATCAAACTGATTTTGCTATTTACAGAAATAATAGAGATCAATCTGGATATCCAAGAATTGTTTCTAGATTAACTGGTGAAAGAAAACTCTTAACTAACGCTAATGATGCTGAATCAAATGATAGTAATACTAAGTGGGATTACAATACTGGCTTTAGAGATGGTGGTGACGGACTTGATGACTACGCATGGATGTGGAAAAGAGCACCAAAATTCTGTGATGTAGTTTGTTGGATTGGAACTTCTTCTGCAAGAACTATACAACATCATCTTGAAGTTGCTCCTGAAATGATATGGGTTCGTGCAAGAAATATAGCTGAAGATTTTACTGTTTATCATAAAGACACAGGAAATGGTAGATATTTAGAACTTAATTCAGGAGCTGGAAGATCTGGCTCTGACAGTTCGGCATGGTGGAATAGTACAACACCTACTTCTTCAGTTTTTAGTGTTGGTACTCATGGTAGAGTAAATGCTAATGGTAATTATTACATAGCTTATCTTTTTACTACACTTGCAGGTATATCTAAAGTAGGAACTTTTACAGCAACAGGAAGTGCATTAAATGTAGATTGTGGATTTTCATCAGGTGCAAAGCTTGTAATTGTCAAACGAACTGATACTTCTGGTGACTGGTATCTTTGGGATAGTACAAGAGGACTAGTTTCAGGAAATGATCCTTATCTGCTTTTAAATAGCACTTCATCAGAAACTACAAATACAGATTACATAGATCCACATCCTTCTGGGTTTACTATGACAACTCAGTTTTTTGGTTCTGGTGACTTTATCTTCTATGCAGTAGCTGCATAAATCAACTGACAAAAAGGAGAATCAACTAATGTCAGAATATCGAGAAAAAACAACAGGCGAAATTAAAACACAAGGCGAATGGAGAGCAGTTTTTAAAAATATGTCTCTTCCAAAAGTATGGGGCGTCAACGTCTGTAACGCTATGAACATTGATCCAATACTAGCATCTCCAGCTGCTACAGTTGTTTCATATCAAATAAGTGTACGTAATGGTGTAGAGCAAGACAGCAAAGGTAACTGGGTTGAGAAGTACGTAGCTCAAGACATGTTTGCTGACATTGCAGGTGGTAAAACTAAGTCTCAACAAGAAGCTGAATATCAAGCCACACTAGATGCAACTACTGCAACTAATCATCGTAGTAAACGAGATAGCAAACTAGCTGAAACAGACTGGGCTGCTATGTCGGATGTTACTATGACAGACGCTATGAAAACTTACAGACAGGCTTTACGTGATTTGCCAACGCATAGTAACTGGCCTAATTTAGAAGATGCTGACTGGCCTACAAAATCATAAGGAAAACAATCATGTCTAACGCAAGGGAATTTGCAAAAATTGCAAAAGGTGCTGTCGGACTAACAAGCAATACTGATGCTTCAAATCATGAATTTTTAAAATGGAACGGCACAGAATGGGTAAACGAGACAAAATCTCAAGCAAAAGTAGATGCTGGAAGTGAGTCTCAATTAGCAGCAATTGCGTTAGGATAATAGATGGCAGTATTTGTAAATAGATTAGCAAATGACGTAGGCACTACTGCGTCATTATTGCATTCGGATAGCACTAATAAGTGTATTTTAATTGGTTTAAATTTTTCAAACAAAACAGCGTCTTCTGTTCCTATAAATTTATTTCTTAGAAAAAACTCAGTAGATTATCATATTATTGTAGGTAAAAGAGTACCTGCAAATGAATCGGTAGAAGTTATGCAAGGAAATAAAATAGTTATGGATGCAAATGATGAACTTTATGTTAAGTCTGGTGTTGCTAGTTCTGTAGATGTTGTTGCATCATTACTACATGGAGTTGAATAATGGGAACAATTTATAAGTCTGCTACGGACACTAATATAGTAGATAAAGCCTTTCATGGCTTTAAACTAAACAAACAAGGTGACTTAAATATAGAAGTTATTACTGATGATACAGATATAGTAAAATTACCTGATGATACAATTATCGATGATAATGATTACAAACATTGGTTTTGGACAGATGATACTATTACTTATCAATGGGATACTACTACTCGTCAAGGTCATCTTTTAATGAAAATTTTATAATGGGAAGTGAATTATGGCAACATTAGTTGACTTAGGAAAACTACGATTCTACTTTGCAGGTGAGTGGAGTTCGTCTACTGAATATGAAACAAATGATATTGTTAAATATGGCGGTAACATATATGTTTATACATATTCTTTAAAAGCATCTGGACAATTACCTACAAATAATGTTTATTGGGCTTTAATGGTCGAAGGCTTTAAATTTGAAGGTGTATATAGTAATTCAACTGCATATCAAGTAGGAGATGGAGTTACACATGGTGGTAGAGTATACGTTTGTATTTTAGACAGCACAGGTAATACTCCTCCAAACGCTACTTATTGGTCTCAATTTGCAGACGGTATACAATATGAAGGAACTTATGTTAATTCAACAGCATATCAAAAGAATGATGTTGTTGTTTATGGTGGTTCTGTTTATATAGCAAAAGTAGATACAACAGGAAATGATCCTTCTAGTACTACTCATTGGGATAAATTTGTAGATGGTATTTCGCCTTCAGGTGTTTATAATGCTGCTACAGCTTATGTTTTAAATGATGTAGTTGCTTATGGAGGTAATTTATATAGAGCGTTAGGAAACACTACAGGTAACGATCCTGAAAATACAACATATTGGACAGTTCATATAGAAGGGGTTTCTTTTCAAAGTAATTATGCATCTGGTACTACTTATAATCCAGGAGATGTTGTTTATTATGGTGGTAGCCTTTATAAAAATACTACTACTAGTACAGGCAATGTACCAACAAATACTTCTTATTGGGCAGTATTTCAGAATGGAATTAATCCAAGAGGAACTTGGACAACTTCAACAGCATATGCTCCAGGAGACGTTGTAACTCATGGCGGTAGCACTTATAAGTGTTTAGTTGCTCATGCATCTACAACTCATGCTGCAGATCTTGCAAGTAACTATTGGGAAAAGTTTAATGGTGGTCTTAGGTGGCGCGGCCTTTGGGCATCAGGTTCATCTTACTTAGTAGACGATATTGTTAAATCAGGTGTAAGTTCTTATATTGTTACAGCAGATCATACTTCTACTACAGTGTCAGCAGATGTAACTTCAAATTATTTAGCATTATTTGCTGAAGGTGGTGATTATGTTATTGAAGATTCAGCTGGACATCAAGATAAAGTAGTTGGAACAACAGGAGTAACTGGAAACTATTCTTACGTATCTCCAATACACCCTGCTGGAATTGTTACTGCATCTAGTGCAACTAATGCTACATCAGGTAATCTTTATGCAGTAAACACTACATCAGCTGCATTTACATTAACTTTACCTGCTTCACCTGTTCAAGGTGATTTTATAAGAATATTAGATACAGGTGGAGATTGTGAAGTGAATAATTTAACCGTTGCCAGAAACGGACAAAGCATAGCAGGTGATGCAAGCGATTTTACAGTAGATGTAGGTCGTGCGTCAATTGCTTTAGTATATATTAACAGCTATGGATGGGGAGTCTTATAAATGGCAACTTTATCAAATTTATTACAAACTACAAGTTCAGGAGCGTCTAGCGCAACAATTTCTCATTGTATGGATCAACCTGCATTTGGAATACATGGTGGTGATTGGGATCATCACGGATCAATGGTTTATAATCATAGACTTGAGAAGCTTGGAAGAGAGTTTATGTCTAATGGTGCTAATGGTATGACTCACTATTTTAGAGGGAATAATGGTGGATCAAACGCAGCAGATGGTATATCTCAGATGAGTACTTATCACCCTCAAAGTCAACCTTCATCTAGTGAACATCGGATGCAAGGAACACATTGTAACAGTGAATTAGGGCATATGCTGTACAATGTTGCAGGACGAGGTACTTACTCATATAACTATCCCAGACATACATCAAGGGCTGCTCGAAACCTTGGATGTGTAGTAGGTAATTATAAACAAGATGTATTACTTTTTAGAGAAAATAGTAGGGCTTGGATGATGCCTAGAAATAACTGGCGTAGTCAAAAGTCGCACCAGTCGGGTTACTATGACTATCCTAGTTCTAAATTACATTGGAAATTAGACACTCAATCAGGATTTAGTACTCGTGGCGTTCCAGATGCTAGTTCTGGAACTGGAATGGGTTGTATAGGTTATAATTTAAATACAAACAAAATAGCTTATATGCGCAGAAATAATTATGAACATTATCCTGTAGTGCATTCACATACTATGAATTTAAGAGATGTTACTATAGGAAAAACTGAAAAGCCAGCATGGACTGATCATGAATGGTCTACATGGGTAAGTAAAACAGGTGCAACTATTGTTTCTGATGGTTCAACTCAACAATATAAAGGTAGTAATCAGGACGGAGAAGACAGACAGCGAGGTGTTGTTATATTATGTGACAATGATAAAGTAGTTTACTTCCAAATGATTCCACATGTAGGTGCAACTATAAGTAGATTTTCAGCTGATGCGAATCCAACAAGAGAGCTTTATTATGCTAATAACTGGACTACTAGCTATGGAATGGACAATGGTGCAGAATTTGGCTCAAGATATCAAGTAACAACAGATGGTAAATATGTACTTTGTTATTGTTCATCTTATTACTACGCTTCTGGATATTATGCAGCTATAGTTAGAGTTTCTGATGGAAAAATGACTTTTAGTCGGAGAAATGATAGTGCTGATGGTTTTCAGTTTGCAACTTTTGGTGCTGGAAATGACGTTTATTGTCTTTCATCTGTTAATTCTGATGGACAATATCACCCTACAGGTGGTATATTTAATTGTGCAGAACTAATACATCAATATGGGGATTCAGCATCTAGCGGTGACAGTACTAACATGTTTGATTTTCAGACATATTTAAGTGATCAATCTGGTCTTGATGTACAAGCCTATACTACTTGCTATCCATGTTTAATTAAAATACCATATGACAAAACAGTGTTTGAAGGAAGGATATAGTTATGAAAGTTTTATTTAGAAATAAAAAAGCTTATTCAATATTACCAGATGACTATGTCGCAGTTGATGATGAAATTGTTAAAGATGTTACTTCTGATAGCGAATGGCTAAGTCGTTGGATTTTAGATGATAATGGTGACGTAGCTGATAAGTATGAAGGTAAAACTGAACTTGAAGCATTAGCTTTAGAAAAAACAGAGCAAATTGCTGCTAATTTAACTTTAATGAAATCTAACGCTATAGTTAGAATAAAAGACGAAACAGGAAAAGCAATTTCTGCTATAGACTGGAAAATTACAAGAGCTACAGAAAGAGATGCAGTTAATGGAACTTCTACTCTAGATGATGTTTACGCAGAAAGAGAAGCTTTAAGAACAACAAGTGATGCTAGAGAAGTTGCTGTTAATGCTGCGACTACTGTAGAAGAGCTTGATAGTATTTAAATATTAAAAAATATAATAATTTCTAGGGGTTACAATACCTGACGTTAAAGAAGGGTAGCCCCTAGATATATTTAAGGTATTATTATGTATTATGATGTAGAAGAAATAAATTATGCTTTA